TGTCTTCTGCACCGTTTACAACTGAAGAACGTAGACTACTGAAGGGAGCATAAAATGAGCGATTATGATAACACCAATTCTGGTGCATTGTTTAAGAACGATGGTAAGCAGGGCAACCAACCTGACTACCGGGGGCCGTTAAATGTCGGCGGTAAAGACTTTGAGGTATCTGCTTGGATTAAGAAGTCCCAAGCAGGTAAGAGTTTTATGAGCATGTCTATCCAAGAGAAAGATGCTTGGAAGAAAGATGCGCCTAAAGCTGCACCGAAAGCTGATAAAGCTGAGAAGTGGAATGACGACTTTGACGATGACGTACCATTCTAATGGGGGGTACAGTGAACCCTTGTCCTGACTGCGGCGCTTTATTGGAACCAGTCCATAGCGCTCAAGGTGATCTTCTAGGCTACTTCTGCAAAGGTGTTCTGGTTAAGTCTTGTACATACATTAATGTTAAGTCTACTGCTGAACACGAGAATGAACTGAAGTATGCCAAAAAAGAAGGCTAAGACTGCACAACAGCTCCGTAAAGACGCCTTAAAGGCCCTACAGAAGCTTGTAAGGCTAAAGGCAGCGGATGATAACGGGTACTGCTCCTGTGTCTCCTGCGGCTGTACAAAGCCTTGGAACGAGGGTATGCAGGGTGGTCACTTTATCCCTAAAGGGTCTAGTTCGTACTGGGCCTTGGAGG